GTCAATGCCCGCGGCTTGAAGGGCAGCGCGCTCTTTGTCGAGCGCCTCCGTCTTCTTGGTGAGGGCGGCGCGCGCCTTGTCGTAGGCGGCCTTCTGCTTGTCGATCTCCTTGTTGAGGGTCGCCATGCCCTCGGCGTCTTGAACCCAATGGGTCTGCCTTTGCAGGTCGCGCAGGCGGGTGCCAGCCTCGGCGACGGATTCGCGCGCAGCCTTCACGGCTTCGAGTGCCTTCGCGTAACTGGCGATGCTCTTCTGCGAATCGTTCAGGCCGCGCAGCGAGGCGCCCACCGATTTGATACGCGAGTCCAGTCCGCCGAACGTGCTGCGGAAACTCGCGCCGAGTTCGGCGCCGATGCTGATGACTGCGCTGAACTTCTTATCGGCCATGATGCTAGTGGGCGCGTTTTACTTCGTCGGCTAGGATGCGGAGGTAGGCGTGGAAATCTTCGCCCTCCATGTCCTGAATCTCGCGCCACCCCCAGCCGGTGTGCGACGCGAGTTGGATCTCAGCTCGCCGGATGTCGTCGAGCGTCAGTCCTTGGAAGGCTGCAAAAAACCCGCGATGACGGCCTCCACTTTCTTGAAGTCGGCGACGTCGATGTTGAGGATGTCGTCAGGCGAGGTCTCAGACAGGTTTGCGGCGAGGGTGACCGCGAGGTCAAAATCGTCAACCTTGCCGCCCGCGCGAGCGACCTTGATGTCGCGCACGGTCGGGCGGCGGAAGTGGAGTTCGGAGACTTCCACGCCGGCAATCTTGGCGGGGAAGTCGAGCTTGATGGTGGTCTTGGACATGGGGGGAACGGGAAACGGGGGGCCTGCGCGTTACAGGCCGATGGCGGCGCGCTGCGCGGCGAGGCGGTCGACGCCGTTGATCTTGCGCACCATGTTCAGCACATCGATCTCGTGAACGACGGTGCCGCCCTGGGTGTAGCGGAAGAACGTCAGGGTCGCGGTGAACGTGAGCGACGACTTGGCGCCGGGCTGCCAGGCGCCGAACTCGACGCCCTTGAAGTTGCCGCGGGCGTTGACGACGACCGGGGTGACGGTCCCGTCGCGGGACTCAAGCGCGCCGCGCAAGGTGACGGGCGTCTCAGCGTTGCCGAGGCCCCACTGCGCGAGGGCGTCCTTGTCGTATTTGGAGAGCGTGAAGCTGAGTTCGAGCTTCTCCATGCCCATGTCGAGGCCGATGGTGCCATCCATGCCGCCGGCACGGAAGTCCTCTTCGACGATGTTGAGGGTGGGGAGTTGCACCTCGTCGGCGTTGCCCGCGTAACCGCGGCCGTCGATGAAGAGGTTGAAGTTTTTGAGGATGTCGCGAGCGGCGCTCATGGTGTGGTGAGGTTAGGAGACGAGGGACTCGAGGCCGTTGGTATTGAGCTCGGAGCGGAACGTCACGCGCTCGGCCGGATAGGGCGGCGTGAAGTTGAAGTTGAAGTAGACCTTGCCGGCGGAGATGTTTGCCGGGCTGTTGAGGTCGGGGTCGGGATAGCAGCAGTTGACTTTCTTGCTGATGTCCTGATCGCCGATGAGGGCGCCCTGCGCGATGAGGCTGCGCATGTAGGCGTTGACCGACTCGGTGACGTCCTCAAGGTAGGTCTTGGTGATGTTGCGGTCGACCGCCCACATATGGGCGCGGAGGATGGACTCGTTGAGAATGTCAGCGGTGCGGACCACGGAGGCGAAGGCCCACTTGCTGTCCGAGGAGAGGGTGCGGTTGCCCCAAGTGCGGTAGCCGTCGTAGCGGATGATCGTCGCGACATTCTGCTCGTTGAGCAGGTTGGCGCGGGAGTTGGAGTCGCCGAGGACGAAGTCGATGGGACGAGAGAGGCCGACGATGCCGAGGATCTCCTTGTTGGACTCCGACCACCAGAAGCCGAGGGTGTTGTCGATCTGCGCCTGAATGCCGGCGAAGAACGAAGAGGCGGGCTCGGTGACGATGTCGGTGCCACGCTGGACCTTGACGCGCGGGTCGATGAGTTTGACGCGGCGGCTGCCGAAGTTGCCACCGTAGGAGATGGCGTCGGAGTCCGTGCTGTTCGGGCCGTCGGCAAAGATGAAGCCGCGCAGGCTGTTCGCCACGGAGATGAAGTTGGTGAGGACCGACTGCTCCTGAGTGAAGCCAGGGGCGATGAGGATGCGGGGCGTGAAGCCCGTGACGGACTCGCCGTTGAGCAGGGCGAAGACGCCGTTGCGATTGATGGAGTCGCCCGCGACGTTGGAGATGGTGCCGGCGTTGGTGTCGCTCGTGACCTGCGCGACGCGCACGACGACGAGCACGGCGCCGGCCTGCTTCCAGATGTTGTCGATGGCGCGGTAGAGGGTGCCGGCCTCGCCGAGCCGCTGCACCTGGCCGTCGCCCGGGGTGACGAGGACAGGGGTGTTGAGCGGGAACGCGGCGTCGAGACCGCCGGTGAGGAACTTCTCGACCGAGGGAGCGACGGTGCCGCCGCCTCCGCCGGAGATCGCGACGGCGGCAAGAGCCGTGGCGGCGCTCACGAGGTCATAAGCGGTCTTGACCTGCGCGGCGGTCGAGGTCGCGACGCTGCTGCCGTTGGTCGCGAGGCTGATGGTGATGGCCTTGCCGGTGACCGTGACGGCGAGCGACTGATTGGCCGTCGCGGGTTTCACGATAGCGACGGAGACGTCGTTGCCGGTGGCGTCAGCGGCGACGGCGGTGAACGCCAAGGAGGCGGTGCTGGTGCCGAGCGTCAGCGTAGCGGCGACGCCGGCCTGCGCGTCAGGCGCGGTGCCGACGATGCCGATGATGGAAGAGCGGACGGTTTGGATGGGGCGCGGACCGTCGGTGATTTCGACGACTTCGACACCGTGGAGGAAGGTTTCGGACATGGTGGTTCCGGTGGTTGTGGGTTGAGGTTATGCGGTGCGCGGCGGCGCGTCTTGTGCGGGGATTTCCTCCCCGCGCGAGGGTCAGAGTTTGATGACGTAGTTAAGAGCGAGGAACGGCTGCATGTTGTTCATCGGCACGTTGCCGCCGGTGGTGCCCACCGAACCGCTCGCGCCTATGTAGCCGGAGTTCGTGCCGTCGGTGCGGATAGATCCGGTGCTGTTCGGCGAGATGGGATTCGGGTGCGTGTGGGCGAGCAGTTCCGACGCGCTCATGGCGTGGTTCTCTTCGCCGCCAAATTCGCCAAGTGAACGCGCTGCCAAGGTATGCGTCAGCACGCATGATCCGGTGCCGGTGATCGTCGCGACGACGCCGTTCTGCGCGTTGGCCAGGGAGGTAGCGAACTTCACGCTTGTGGAGTCCTGCCGGAATATCCACCAAGTGCCGTTCGTCAGGCCGCTGAAACCGGACGCGCCGGACACGGTGACCTGCATGCCGGTATGCCACTTCGCGATGTTGGACGCGACCGGGATGGCGTTGGATGCCGCGGTTTGGTTGGTGATTGTCTCGGCCGTGAGGCCGGTGCCGACGCCGATGATCGCGCGACCGCGGGCGTCAGGGAGCGTGAGGGCTTTGTTGGCCGTCCAGTCGGCGGACGCCGAGGCGCCGCGCCCGCCAGATACCGGAGCGATGCTGTTGCTGAGATTCGTCCAGAGGAAAATGAAGAGCTTCTTAGCCGCGGCGTTCGCGTAGGTGGCGCCGGAGCTGGCGCTGCCGATGGTGGTGCCGTCCAGGAGTCGCCAGCCGGAGAGTTCACGGGCGCCTCCTTGACGGCGGTGGCCTGCGCGGATTGCGCGGGCGTGGCTTGTTTGTCGCGGCGGTAGCCCTCGAGGCGGATGGTCGTCGAGGTGATGCGGCCGCCGCGCTCGTAGGTGATGCGGTCAGCGGTCACGTGGTCACCGTGGTCGACGAGGTTGTCGGCCTGGAGATTGACGTTGAAGATTGGGTTCTGGTGGGAGACATAGACCTCCTTGGCGGTGACGTCAGGCAGGTCGATGTTCGTGGTCGCGCAGCCGGTGAGGGCCAGCGCGGCGGGAATGAGGGCGAGTGCTGTTTTCATGCGGTCTCCTTAATTTCAGTAGGCGATGGAGTAAAGCTCTTCGGCGCGACGCTTCCAAGGAAGCCAACCTCCGATGCGCACGGCTAGATGCAAGACGTGCCTGCGCAGAAATGGAATCTTCAGCGCGGTCAACGCTTCCATGAAAACCGTGTCGGCCTGCGCGCGGGTAATGGGCGTTTCCCATGCGCCGTTCTCTTCCTTGGATAGATTCCAGTAAAGCCAGTCGTGGACGACTGCGGCGGCGCGATATTCGCCATCGGGCGGATAAATGCTCCAAAAGATGCGCGGCACGGAGGCGTAGTCGGTATCGAACCCGGGCTCGACGCGGATAAGCCCGAGCGACGGCGAGCGAAACGTGAACGGCCGCTCCACGATAGCGACTCGGGCCCGCTCCGGATGCACGCGCAGGAGGAGCGGACGCGGGAAGAATTGCGGGTCGAGGTTCATCGGCGTGCAGGTCAGCGGGAGGTGATCCACTGCCAGGCAGCTGCCGCGATTGCGCCGATGCCGGCCGCGACGCCGCGCTGCCACCACCGCTCGTTCTCAAGCGTGCGAAGGCGGTCTTCGTGGCTTGCGATGGTGCCGATGATGCCGGTCATGCCGAGCGGCCCGCACAACGCGGCCTTGATCTCGCCCAGTTCCTTGCGGATGGCTTCGAGTTCAGATTTCAGTTCTGACACTTCTTTGTCGTCACTCATGGGGAGCGATTTTCTTTAAGAGCGGACCCACTCAGCGTAGGCGGCGGACGCCCATAAAAGCGAGCCGTCAGTATTAGGGTGAACGCCATCGCTGTTAATCAGCGTCGAAAGCGCCAAGCCGGAGCCAACGAAGGCCTCGTAGCCATTCACGCAACCGATGCCAACTTGACGGCACCACTGCACCATGTCGCGTGCGCGTTGATCTTGGCTCGTTTGGTTTCCGCGGGTGCGCGGGGAAATCTGCGGATTCTGAGTTGATCCGGCGAAGGTTGCATTCGGCATGGCAGCGGCGAATGCAGTCTTTGCAGTATCGAGCGCGGTCCGGTATGTCGCACCGACGCTATTCCCGTAGTTGTGCATCGAACTAAAGAGGACAAGCTCGGTTCGTTGGCTGAGGCAGATAGCGGCCGTGCGTGCGGTCGTTGCCGTGTGGTAGTCGAGAGTCTGGCCTGAGAGGCTGGCGTTGTAAAACCAAAGAGTCTGACCAACGTGCGTCTGGTAGGTCTCGTTACCAAGCGTCCACGTGGAGATTTCTTCCGGCAGCATCTGCACGCCAGTGACGTGCGACGGGGAGCCGGCAAGCACGCGCACAGCGTGGACTTTTCCGACGAACATAAACGAGGCTCCGGTGCCGCCGAGCCACCAAGAATTGGACGCGCCGTTCGTGCGGATAAGGTTGCCTGTCGTCTTCGTGACAGTGCTGCCGAGTTGAGTCCATGTCGTTCCGTCGGTCGAGGTGTAAAACTTGAAATCGCTTCCGCCTGCACCGTTGTCGCGGTCGTAAGTGAAGCCGACCCATAGCTTGGTCACGCCGTCAGTCACGCCCGAAAGCGAGACGGTGGAGGTTGCTGTTTGGTCGTCAGCGTTCGCGCCTGCGTTCGTGTTGTAGGTAACGCGCAGCGTTCCGTTCGTATTGAGGCCGAGCCAAAACACGTTGTTGTCGCCGGCATTTCCGAGGCGAAGCAAGATTTGAAGCGCGGCCGGCGTGTAGTCGGCTGCGGTGATTTGCACGGCTGCGCTAAAGTCTCCCGTGAGCGCAGCGGTGGCAGGTAACGAGCAGGCGCTAGATGCCAAGGCAGGCGCGGCTAGAAAGTCGATATAGGCAGGCGCTGTTCCGGCGGCGACTGTGGTCGGCGCGAGATAGCTCTGCGCGGCCATGTCCCAAACCTGCTGAACGATGTTGAGCGATGGGTTGGCGGCAGCGACTTTGAGCATGAACTGGTGTGCCCATTCCTCCGTCTCGTTGCCTGTCGAGTCCCCAGCAAGCAACCAGGCGGCCGAGCGTCCGCGCCGCAGAGCGGAGCGGAGATTCTGAAATGCTCCGTGGCCGTCAATCTCCTGCGCGCCAATCGCATTGCGCCACGCGGACGCATTGCCTGACACGTTGCTCGCGTCAGCGGCGGCAGCGCCAAGCGCAGAGCGCCCGGTCGCTGGCACTACGTTGGACAGGTTTACCAGCGCAACAGCCGCCGCGGTCACCGTGACCGCAACATTCGCGGCGTTGATGACATTCAGCGTCGCGGTCAGCGTGAGGTTCACGCCTACGCTGTCGGTCGACGGGAGCGGCTTGTAGGTCTCGGGGAACGCCGCGAAGGCGATGAGCGTGCCGTCGGTGTCAAAGACGCCCAGCTCGCGCATATACCATCCGCCTTGCGTGCTCGGCACAAGCGCGGTGAGCGTGAGCACGTTTCCCGACACGGTCTGATTGTTTATCGAGGCGCGGTAACGCTCCTGCCCGAGGGCCGAACTCGCGACGGTTAATGGCGTAGCAGACGAGCCGACGGCAATGTGCGTGAGGGTGACGGTCGAGCCGGCGGTGATGGCCGCCATGATTTTCGCCTGCCCGGCGGTGGTGAGCGAGAGGGTGTAGGACATCGGTGTATTGGCTGAGTGAATACTTCGCGGAGGTCAAGGCTTTACGCCGTGCGCTTCCAGAGGTAAGTCGTAATGTAGGGCTGCAAGTTGTTGTGACCCTGGCCGCTGCCCGTGCTGCCGGAAGTAAAGGCCGGAATGTCGACGGTGTGGGTATGGGCGCCGGCGGTGCCGGTTTCCGGGTTTGTGATGGTTGCCGCCGGAACGCGAGGATAAGCCGCAGCCTGAGCGTAAATGCTACTAACCGTAGTATCACCGCCTCCGCTTTGGCTTGTGCTGGTGTGCGAGTGATCGCCGTTGCTCGACGTATTCGTCGCCGGCGGGTCGATCTGGTGGGTATGCGCCGGCAGTTCGGCGGTAGTGAGTTGGTGGGTCTTTGCGCCGCCAATCTTCTCAATGGCGTTAAAATCGGAGTCAGCGGCATCGAAACCGACAATGGCGCGGCCTTCGCCGAAGCGGGTCCACGTGCCGAAGCCGAGCAGCGAGTTCGGGTTGCCGTTCTCGGTGGTGATGTAAAGGGAGCCGACGCGGTAGATGGCCTGCATGACGGCCTGCGCGATGCCGGAGATACCGTTGGCGGGCAGGCCCAGGTTGACGCGCGCCGCCTCCTGCGCGGGAGAGCCGGCGGCCTGTATCTCGCTGAACCGGTTCGCGGTGCGCAGGAAGTCGCCGGACGAGAGCGGTTCGTTCTGGACGACCGTAATGCGCGAGCCGTCCGGATAGGCCTCGTCGAGCGTGATCGTGTCGGCGTCGGTGGCGGCCCATTCGCTGGACTCCAACCGCACGCCGTCAACGTAGACGACCGCGCCGTTGGTGGTCGCTACGGCGAGGTTCACGACGGTCTGCGAGGCGGCGAGAGTTTGGTTCTCCTCCACGACGTCGACGATGATGTTGATGCCGGAGACGGGGTCGAACCACTCGACGTCGCCCGCTGCGTTGGACGCCTTGCGGAGAATCTGCCCGGTGGTGCCGCCGGGGATTTGAACGGCGAGCGAGAAGTTGTCCGACACCCACTGGCGCGAGGCCAGCACCACCGCGGGGTCGATGGTAAGTGTGAGCGCGTCAGCCTCCGCAACCTCGATGATGATGCGGACGATAAGGTCGCGCGTGCTGCCCTCGTTGATGACGGGCTTGTAGGTGTCCGGGAAGTTGGCGACAACGATAAGGGCGCCCGAGTTGTCAAACACGCCAACCTCGCGGACGGTCCACCCGCCAACGCTCGACGGGATGACGAGCTCGGCAATGACGTAGTTCGGGTTGCTGGGGTCGACGGTCAGCGTATTGAGCTGCGCGCGGTAGCGCTCGCGCACGAGCGCGGTCATACCGGCCGTGGGCGTGACGGCGTTGCCGTTGCCGTCGCCGACCGCCATCTCAAAGAGATTGACGGTGGAATTATTCGCGATGGCCGTGGCGATCTTTGCCTGGCCGAGGGTGGTGACGATGGATTTGTAAGTCGCCATGATTTAGAGGGTGACCGTAAGGTCGTAGGTGATTGCGCCGGCGGCGTTCAGCTCGCCGAGAAATTGAGCGGTGTCGACAACGTCGGGAGACACGCGAGTGGTGTCAATCGTTTGCTCGGCCGAGAGGACACGCTGCGTGGCGATCTGCTCAAGCAGTTCGACGACGTCGGGTAGTGTTGCCGTCGATACCCACCGAGCCGATGCGAGACACGCCCCGAATCTGGCCAAGCGCATCGACGCCAAGCAGGTGCGAGCGCGCGTTCTTCGTGCGGAGGGCGATGCGCTCGGCCTCATTGTAGATGTCATCGCTGCCGCCGCTATCGCCGATGTCCACTTGCAGGCGGAACGTGTAGGGCGTGCCGGTGTTCTCGTTGACGAGCACCTCGTAGCCGAGAGCCTGCAACGCGCGGCGGACGGCGCCGATGGTGCCCTTGGTGCGGTGAACCTGCACGCTGGCCGCGATAGCGTCGCGCTTCTGCTGCTCGGTCCAGTTCGCGTCCCACTCGTCGACTGACATCGCCCACGCGAGCCAAGGCAGGATGCCGGCCGGGCAGGTCTGCGGATTCCACACCTGCTTGATCTGCATCGGCACGTCGCCGACGCGAGCGGTCGTCTTGGATAACGCGCGCTCCTGCGACGTCGAGTTGGGCGGAAGTAAATCGGGAGGGTCCGGCGGCGGTGCCGGCGGAACATATGCGGCGACCGTCGGAGCAGGGCTTGGAAAAACGGGAGTCCCCGATCCGGCCAGCAAGTAGTCTCCAAGCCAACTGTCAGCCGGCGAGATGTATGACCCGGTGCCGTTAATCAGGTCGGCAGGAACGATTTCCTCAATGACGTAACGCCACCCGACAATGGCACTTGGAGTAAATCCAAAGGAAATAAACTGCTTCGCCCAAATCCGGAAGTTGCCCTTGACCCATGTCGGCCTGTCATTGAATTGGAATGACTGGTCATAGACGCCGTTGACGTTGCCGTTACCGGCTCCGGTGACAATCAACTGTCCCGGCGTGCTCATTCCGCGACGCCTCCATTGGTGAGCGTGATGGCCGTGCAATGCGCGGCCTGCGCGGAGGTGCAAACGACATTTGCCGAGGGCGAGGCGAGAACGACGCGCTGCACGCCGGGTTGATGGAGCGCCGCATAGACGGCGGAGAGCGTAATGTCGCGGCCGAGCTTTCGCGAGCTGGCGACGAACGTCTCGGCGGCGGCCTGCGCGGCGGCGATGACAGTCACGGGGTCCGGGCCCTCGTAGGTGTAGATCGTCGCGGTGATCGCGTAGTTGACGATGGTCGCAGCCTGCACGGTCACCTGATCGGTCAAGGGGCGGACGTCCTCGGCGTTGAGCGCGACCTCGACGTCCGTTAGGTCCTGCGAGGTAGGCGTGCCAGTGCCGGCGCGAGCGAGCACGGTGACCACGACCTCGCCGGGGTCGGGAGATTCCACGGACGCGTCGGCAATCGACGGGACGGTCAACGCGTGATAGATGTAGGCGCCGACCGGGCCTGCGGTGGAGAGGCCCTCAAGCGAGAGCTGCACGCGGCGGCGCAGGTCGGCATCGCTCTCAAGCGTGGGCGCGACGGGCGGGATGGCGTTGGCATCGCCGGGATCGATAGTGAGGCGCTGCACGCCGAACAGCGCGGCGAGTTGGTCAAGGTTGGTTCCGACCGCGTAGGCGAGCAACACCTGGCGGCAGGCGTCGTTGACGCGCTGGCGAAGCAAGACCTCGCGGTAGGCCGCGACCTCAAGGATCTTGTAGGCGGGATCGGACTCGACTAGCGCGGTGAACGCGGGGTCGCGCGCCTGCAAATCGGCGACCATCGCGGCAAGGATGGTTTCGTAGTCGAGCGCCTCCACGATGGAGGGCGCGGGAACCTGCGAGAGGTCGATGGGGGTGAACGTGGCCATGACGGTTATACGACCAACCCATCAAGGGTGATGGGCTCGCCAGAGTCAACGAGGGTGGCGGTCAGGGTGAGCGTCACCCGCCCGGCCTTGATCGCGTCGACCTGCACGCGCTCGACCGCAATGCGCGGCTCCCACGTGACGAGCGCGTCCACGGTCGCGGCGTAGATTTCGGCTAGCGTGCCGCGATTGACCGGTGCGTCGACGAGTTGGAACAAGCGAGAACCGTAGTTGCGACGCATGACGCGGCTACCCAACGGGGTCGACAAGATGTCCCGAATGGATTGGCGGAGGTGGACGAGGCCGTCGATGGCCTTGCCTGTGGATGCGTTTACGCCGCGCATTGCCCGGCGAGTATGGGAAGCCCCGCCGGGGGTGTCTTGTGCGGGGATTTCCCGCTACCCGAGGCTGACCGGCGTATCCAGCAGAGAGGTCAGCTTGGTGTATTTGTCGCCCAGCCCGGCGAGGTCCGGAGCCTGCACGACGATGAGGATGCCCGCCGAGTAGCCTGTGTTGGGCGGCGCCCCTACGGCGGAGATCGCGCGGTCTGCCCAACCGCCGGCACCGGGCGCCAGGTTCAATCGGTAGAAACCGGCCTGCGTCAGCGCAGAGGCGAGCGAAGTGGACTCGTTCTGCATAGACTCAAGCGCCGCGACCTTCGCGGACATCTGCGAGAGGACGCCGTTGTAGCGCGCGAACAGCGTGTCGGCCTGACCCTTAAGGCTGTTGATCGTGGCGCTCGGGCCGGGGAAGATGGAGCCGAGCGTGAGGGAGTTCCAAGTGTCGGACATGGTTTGAGGAGGTGAGG